GAACTGACCGCACTGGCAACCGAGCTGGCCGCGAACACCAAGAGCCTGACCGCCGACGACTTCAAGGCGATGGGCCTGGCCCGGTGCAAGGAACTGAAGACCAACACTGCCAAGGCTGCCCCGGTGGCCCCTGGCGCAACGGGTGACGCGGGCGATGAGTTCGCCGGCTACTCGCTGAACGCACAACTGGAGGCCACGAAATGAGCGGCAATCGAATCTACCGTGGCCCGATGCACCGCCAGCCTGAAACCGTCAGCGACAAGACCGTCGCCGCCGCGCTTCTGCCCGGCACCTTTGTCACCGAAGGCGCCACGTTCGCACAAGCCACCACGCCGGTCGGACTTGTGCGCCTGCTGGCAAACCGGGACTTCTACAGCCTGGGCGCGCTTGACGCGACGGACCCGCAGCTCGTCCCGTATGTCTCGGGTGAAACCGCTGTTGCATACATCCTGGAGCCGGGCCAGCGGTATCAAGCTGCCGCCGCTGCCGCGACTTACACGTTCGGTCAGGCGCTGACCATTGCAGCAGCAGGCCGCGTGGCTGCCGCAACATCCGGAAACGTCGTGATCGGCTTCTGCCTGCAGGCAGGCGCTGCCGCTGCTGGCGCGCTGATCGACATCGAGCTTGCTAACCGCTACGCCCAGCCGTAAGGGACCATCATGCCACTCTTGAACTTCACCCCCGAGCAAGAATCCGCCGTGCTGAACGCGCGCCGGGTTTACAACCAGCGCGAAACCGCCCTGGCAGCGCAGGCCATGCTCGTCGGCAACGCTTCGCCGGTGCCTATCGACGCTTGGCGCCGCATCGACACCCGGGCCGCGATGATCCAGCGCGATGTGCTGGTCGTCTTCAACCGCCTGGCCGCTGCTAACAGCACGCCGGTCGGCATTGGCGACATCATCAACTACTTCCCCCAGGTCAGCGACTCGGGCGAAGTGCACATGAGCATGGACGGCCGCAGCGACGGCAGGGGCGATCAAGCCATTGTCAAGTACGCGGGCACCCCTGTCCCGGTGATTGACGCGGTGGCGACCTGGGGCTGGCGTCAGGGCGAGGTCATCCGCAAGGGCGGCGGCGTTCTCGACACCGAGAGCATCGCCAACAAGCAGCGCCGTGTGGCTGAAAAGCTGGAGGACATGGTTATCAACGGCGCGACGAACATCAACGTCGCCGGCAACACCGTGCACGGTCTGCGGACCTTCCCTGAGCGCACTGCTGCCACGCACGGCTTGACGCTGGGCACCTCCACGGGCGCGCAGTGGCTGACGATGTTCTCGCAGCTCCTGGGCTTGCACATTGCTGACAACAGCTTCGGGCAAATCACGGTGTTTCTGAACTGGTCGGACTACACCTACGCAAGCCTGACCGAGTTCGCCGCCGGCTATCCGAAGACCATCCTTCAGCGCATGATGGAAGTCAGCCAAGTGGCCGAAATCGTGCCCGCGTCGAAGATGCCTGCCAACAACGTGTGCAGCATCGCCGGCCTGAGCACTGGCGAATGGGGTTCCATCCTATCGGCAATGCCGCTGACGACCCGCCCGAAGTTCCGCGCGAACCCGGAAGATGACTACGTGTTTACCGCGATGGCTGTTGCCGCCCCGCAGTTCCGCAGCGACTTTGATGGCCGTTCGCACATCGTGCACCTGACGACCGCGTGATGAGGGTCAAGGTCACGCACCTGAAGGCGCCTTGGCCTGCCTGGGTGGCCTTGGGTGATGTCTTGGAGCTTGCCGGCCCTGTCCCTGAGTGGGCGGTCGGCAAGTGCCACGTTACCGACGATGAGCCGACTGTCTACACAGTCGAGAAGGACTCGGGAGATTCCGCCATCGTTGCCAACATCGTGCCCGACAGCATCGCGGAGGCCGAGGCGCAAGCTGCTTACGAGATTGCTGCCATGCACGACAAGGGCCGCCGCAAGTCAAAGGGCTGATGTGATATCAGTCGAACAGGCCGCGCAGTATCTGGACGAGGCGCTTGGCATCACAGTGCCAGGCTTCTTCGTCGCGGCTGCTGTGGCCCGTGTGAGCGATGTCGAGGATGCCATGTTCAGCGCCGGCTACGGTGATGAACAGGTGACGATGATCCAGAGCATGACGGTGGCTATCCTGGCCGCCGCTGGCGCCCCTCGCCGCATCCAGTCGCAGGGGGCGCCGTCCGGCGCTTCACGGAGCTTCAAGCACACAGATAACGCGCTGAGTGCGCTGCGCCGTTCACTTCGCGCAATGGACCCCGCAGGCACCACGCTGGCGCTGGTCGGACCTGACCCGGCTGCGGCGACGTTGCTGATGGTCGTTTGACTACGGCTCCCTAGCATGCTCAGGCATGTCATCTGCTGCCCGCTGGGCCAATACCGCTGTCGCCACTTTGTGGCCCCTTGCTAGTCCGTCGAACTGGACCGGAGTGGCCACCTTCGGTGCGCCGCAGCAGTTTGCATGTGACTACCAGGGAAAGAACATGCTGGCGCAAAACAGCGCTGGCAGGGAGTTCGTCAGCCGGCTGCAGATTTACACCGAGCGCGCCGACATCAAAGAAGGTGACAGGGTACTAGTGGGCGCCACGACAGAGCCGAGCCCATCGACGGCGGGCGCATTCGAGGTGAAGGCGATCACGCGCTTTGCCGACACGTTCGAGCGCAAGTCAGACGACTACGTGGTGATGACCTGATGGCAACGAAGCCGCGATTCTCGAACCGCCTGCCGCAGTTCATCGACGCGCAGCAGCGCAAGGCTGGGCGTGCTGTGTATGCCGCGCTGACTGTGGGCGCATCAGAGGCCGCAGCGCTGACGCCTCAGCACACAAGCAACCTCATCAACAGCCGCTACTCCGACCTAGAGGCGCAGGGGTCCAAGATCATGGGCCGCACCGGCTATACGGCCGAGTATGCCGAGTGGGTGCATGAGGCCAAGGGCACGCTCAAAGGCACAAATACCCCGCGCCCGATGGAGAACAACATCGCGCAGGGCAACTATTGGGATCCGCGCGGCGAGCCGAAGTTTCTGGAAAAGGGCTTCGACAACGCCAAGCCTGCCATTGACCGGATGATTAGCGGGGCGCTGAAGGTATGACAGCCGCCGACGCACTGCGCGACTTCCTGGCGCCGCTGCTGCCTGCCCCCTGGGTCATTCAGTTTGGCCGGTGGACGGACGGCCCGCGCACATCACGCTTTTGCATCGTCAAGCCTTCGGGCGGGCAGGGTGCGGAGCTGATCCGACAGCCGCGATTTACCCTGACCCTGATCGGCGCGGACGGCGAGGGCGCGAACCCTGCCTATGACGCTGCAAACACCATCGTGGAAGCCATGCGCCTGAGTGCTGGGGCGCTGGTCTACATGGAGCCGGCCGAGCCGGTCTACATGCCTGCCGATGACGGCCGGGCCATCTTTGAAATCGCCGTCTCGGCAATCACCACTTAGGACAAAACACCATGCCTGCTTTTACCGGCCGCGATGTACTGATCGAGTTCGCCATCGGCGACGAAACCGCCCTGCTTGCTTCCCTGACGTTTAAAAGATTGGGGATGATGCGCGGCAAGGGAATCAACGTGAATTGGGACACGGTGGACACGACAGCGGACCAGTCGCCAGCGTTCACGAAGACCAGCCTCGTCACCTTCAAGGCCGTCGAGTTCAGCGGCGACGGCGTTGCGTACACCGACGCCATCTTCAATCAGGCCGAACTGAAGGCGCACATCTACAACCCTGGCGCATCAACGGGCAACCAGCCGAAGGCATGGATTCGTCAGACCGCGCCTGATGGCGTGACTGTCGGGCCGTTCATCTTTTCGTCGTGGGAATCGGCCAGCCCCTTCGCCGACGCTGTTACGTGGTCGACGTCGGCCATGTCCAACGGCGATGTCACGTTCACCCCTGCTTAACACCGCGAACCTCTAGGAGCCCTACACATGGCCGCCATTGCATCTATCGTCCCGCCCAACGCTGGCGGTGCCTTTGCTTCTGCTTTGACCACGCTGACCGCCAGCGACACACTGACGTTTTCCCCGAGCAGCAAGCAACTGCTTGTGATGCGGAACCCTACGGGCGGTTCGCTGACCGTCCTTATTGACGGCGCTGGCGGCACGACCGTGAACGTACCCGGCATCGGGCCAGTGACTGTTTCTGGCGGCGTTTCCATCGTTGTCGGCGCTGGCCTGAGCGTGTCGGTGATCCTGGGCACGATCAGTGCCTACTGCCAGGGCGTTGTGACGCTGACCGGCGCAGCCGACGTGGTTGTGCAACTGTTCAACCTGTAAGCAGGCCGGGCGGTGCTGGTTGAGTGCGGCTTCGTGCGCGCAGCGACCAAGGACGGGGACGAATACACGTTCACCCCGTCCTTCGGTCGCATTGCTGCGCTTGGGAGTCCGCATGAGATTGTTGCCACCTTCGCCGCCCTGCACGGGCCGCGCGCAGCGCGAGAGGCAGCCTATGTGCTGGCTTGTCTGTGCGATCAGGAAGACCCGACGCCCCTAATCGGCGCGCTGGAAGGCAACGAATGGGCGCCAGGCGCCATGCCAGCGTCCGAGCAGATCATCATTGCCCAGCACCTGATGCAGCACGGCATTGCGGGCACTGCAAAGCCAGGCGGGGGCGGCGGCAAGTTCTCCGACCGCTTTGACGCGCACGAGTACGTCTCAGCGGCGCGGGTGCATCTGGGCCTGTCGAGTGCCGATGCTGAGGCGCTGTCGATGACAGAGTTTCAGGGGATGCTGGAGATGAGGTTTCCCGACCTTGAAGCCAAGGGCAAGAGCTTGCCGACGCGCGAGGAATACGACGCGGCCATGAAGCAACTGGACGAGGTGCAGCGTGGCGCTTAAGGTAGGCGAGCTTTACTACGACAT